GAGATTCTGAAAAGAATCGTACCAAACGGAGAGGATACATTCTAAAAAGAAACCCGAAAGGTGATGGGGAATGGATTTACTATTGTCACAATGATGACTGTGATGCTAATAGCGGAATAAGAGTTACTACATGGTTGAAGAATGAGTTCCCTGCTCTGTATGAAGATTACAGAAAAGAAAACTTCTTAGCCACAAGAAAAGAATATGTTGCTGTAAAAGAAAAACCAATTGTTCAAGAACCCTACTTGGAAATAAATGACACAAAACATTTTGTTCCAATCTTAACAGGTACAGGTGAACTATTTAAAACTGCTGTTAGATATTGTATGGAAAGAAAGATTCCAAAAGATATTTGGAGACATTGGTTTGTAGCTACAGGTGGTAGGTATCAAGGCAGAATGGTAATTCCTTTCTTCGATACCAAAGATATGATATACTATTATCAGTGCAGAACTTTAATTGGACAAGATCCAAAGTATCTCAATCGCAAGTCTGACAATGGTGAGAAAGAAATATATAACATCTTCCACATAGATAAGACGAAGCCAGTTATGGTGACTGAAGGACCGATTGATTCTATGTTCTTGGAGAATGCGATCGCCACACTTGGTGTTAAGTTTACAAAGAAAGTCCAATCAATATTGGACACTTTGGATTGCTACTACATATTAGATAATGATGAAGCTGGCATGAAAGTTGCAAAGAAATTTTTAGATAATGGAATGACAGTCTTTAACTGGAAGAAGTTCCTGAGAGATAATAACATTGACTCTCCTATCAAAGATGTAAATGACTTTGTAAAAATCAAGGATATAAATACATTAAGCTTCCAAGACTTAGAGAAGTATTTCACAAAAAGTAATTATGATAAGGTATGGTTTGTATGAGGTATATTAAATGGATGGCATAAATCTTGTTTGCAATTTTACAGGTGATTTTGGACTTGGGGTATACTCAAGAATCATCGCTAAACTGATTAGGAGAAAAAATATACCTCTTAATATAATGAATCTACCTCTTCCTGGTAGAGATGCACCTATTGATGATTATAAAGATTATATTCCTTTCATGTCCAATTCTCCAAGATACGATACTAATCTATTTGTATTTGGAGCAGATTTGGCTAAGATATTACCACATATTGCCAATTACGTCAATCTGAATAACAAGTTCAATGTATATATTCCTTTCTGGGAACTATATGAATTTTCTGACGACTTTATACAATTAAAGGATGTCATGGATGTTTTCATTGCTCCAACAAACTTTATTAAGTATTCAATGATGAGAGTTATGGATAACACTCATATAGAATATCTACCACCGTTTGTTACCATTCCACAACAACTTGGGAAGGTGGAAAAGCATAATAGATTTAGATTTTATTATAATTTTGATATAGGAAGTTCTATTAGTCGAAAGAATCCGAACCCACTAATAAAGGTATTTGGAGAGACATTTTATAATGACGAGTCTGTAGAACTTGTATTGAAATTATCAAGACCCGCGTCACCAGATCAAAAACAGGAATTGATGACACATGGTAACAATACAAACAATATAACCATCCATGATACATTCTTACCTTACAGTAAAAATATAGACTTGGTTAATTCTACAGATTGCTATGTTTCTACACATAGATCCGAAGGATTAGGAATGGGGATGTATGAAGCAATGCTTCTAAAGAAGCCAGTTATCGCCACTGCATTTGGTGGTAATGTTGATTTCATGGACAATAGCTGCTCCATCATGGTTCCTTATACAAAGGTTCCTGTAGAATGTCCATTATATAAAAGTATTTGTAATAAGACAGATACTTGGGCTGAAATCAATCAGGATGAATTGAAAAAATCTATGATGCTTATTAGATCCAATAACTCCATGAGAAATGTTCTTGGTAAGAATGGATATGATAAAGTAAAAGAAATTGAAAAGCAATTCTGGAACACAAATGTCTTCGAGAGTATAAGGAAAATTCAGAGTAGAAAATGATTAATTTACCAAATGTTACATTAGTAAATATCACATCGGTCAAACATGAACAAAATATTAAATCTTTGGTTCAATCAAAGAAGCATATAAAGTTCGGAAGTGTTAAATTTATTTCCGATATTAAACCGGATTACCTTCCTTCAGACATAGAATATTGTAAGTGTGACAAATTAGACTCACTGTCATTCGCACATTTTGCTTGGTATGATTGGTGGAAATATATAGATACTGAACTCTGCTTATTTGTTCACCATGATGGTTTTGTACTAAATCCAAAACTATGGTCAGATGATTTTCTAAAATTTGATTGGGTTGGTGCTCCTTGGCCGAATCATTCTGGATATCATAATAAGGGTAGATATATACCTGTTGGTAATGGTGGATTTGCGATAAGAAGCAGAAAAATTCTTAAAGCTCCTACTGATCTGAATTTACCATTACTAGATAATTGTGGGTTTGGATTTCCACACGAAGATATGAATTACTGCAATTACCATTATGATGCTATGATTGAATATGGCATCAAATATGCAGATATTGATACCGCTGCAAGATTTGCTACAGAGATGTATGTTGATGGACATTCGCAAAATTCTTTCGGGTTCCATGACTTTAGATACTATCCGCAGTTTGAAAAAATATTAGATGATATAGACTTGAGAGGATAAAATGTATATAGTGAAAGAATTGACAGAATGTAAATGTTGCGGATCTAAAAATCTTATCAAGTACTGTGACCTAAGAAAGCAACCATTAGCTAACTCATTACATGATAAAACTGTACATCTTGAGAAATATGATTTGGCTGTAAATGTATGCTCGAATTGTTTCCACTCTCAGTTATCGGTGACAGTTAATCCTGAAATCATTTACAAACACTATCTTTATGTGTCGGGTGTATCTAAGCCATTCATTCAGCACTGTAAAGAACTTGTTTCTAATGTTACAAATGTCCATGGTGGAAAAGAACTATCAGTTTTAGATATTGCTTGTAATGATGGAACAATGTTAGAAGAATTCCGAAATGCTGGACATAAAGTATTTGGAGTTGATCCTGCCGAGAATATTAGACAGATGTCAATTGAAAAGGGAATTGATGTTGAAGTCGCTTTCTGGAGCAATGATGTTGCAGAAACATTAGGAAAGACATTTGATGTCATAACAGCTACTAATGTATTTGCTCACGTGGATGATAACTACTCCTTCCTGGAAGCTTGTAAGAAAGTCTTAAATCCTAATGGGTTGGTAGTCATTGAATTTCCTTATGCCAAAGATATGATTGCTAAGGTTGAGTTTGATACAATCTACCATGAACATATTTCTTACTTCACTGTAAGCTCTTTCAATGCTCTTGTGACCAGACTAGGATATAAGATCCATAACATACAGAGAACTAATATTCATGGAGGGTCAATCAGATTCTCAATCTCTCTTGACAGAGAAGAGACAAATGATGTCAGTCTTTTAATGAATGAAGAAGAGAAGTCAAAACTGTATGATGTTGATGCATATAAGTCATTCCAAACACAGATGATTGAAACCAAGAAAGATATTGAAACTTATCTAAATGGTAAAGAATATATTGGGTTTGGAGCTTCCGCCAAAGGTAACACAATGCTTAACTATTTCAATCTAACCAATATGAAATATGTTGTCGATGATACCAAGATCAAGCAAGGGAAATATACACCAGGCTGTGATATTGAAGTGAGACCTGTTAATGAAGGTCTTGATGTTGATGGTGACCTATATGTTGTTTGTATGTGCTGGAACTTTAAGGATGAAGTTATTCGTAGAATTAAATCAATCCGAAGTGAAGGAAGAACCCATCTTATATTTTATGTGCCCAACTTCTATGTGGAACTTATATGATTAAATATATTGTTTTTGGAGATGGCTTATTAGGAACTGAAATAGTTAGCAATACTGGCTGGGATTATATCTCCAGAAAAAAGAATAATCTTGATTTTGGAAAAGATGAAGATTTTCAGAAATATTTGGAGATGGCTAAAAACTATGACACTATAGTGAACTGTATAGCTTTTACAAAAACATACTCTGAAGATAAAGAAACCAATTGGTTAATAAATTTCAAACGAGTGGTTGAACTTTCTGATTGGTGTAAAGCTAACGGAAAGAAATTGATTCACTTCTCTACAAACTATGTGTATTGTGGATCTAAAGAATCACCTTCCGAAGATGACATCCCTGTTCATTGTAGGACTTGGTATGGATATACAAAACTTTTGGGTGATTCTTATGTTCAGCTGAATCCAAACTCATTGGTCATAAGAACATCCTATAAAAGTAATCCATTTCCTTATGATAAAGCCATAATGACGCAAGTTGGTAATTTCGATTATGTTGACGTTATATGTAAACTAATCATAATACTGATAATCAATAATGTGTTAGGTGTTTATAATGTTGGTACAGATATTAAAACAATGTATGAATTGGCAATTAAAACCAAACCAGATATTGAGAAAATGTATTTGTTGCCAATGAAAGAGATGCCTCAAAATATAACTTTTGACATTTCCAAAATGAATAAAGTTAGATATAAGATGATAAGTGTTACAGATGATCTTTTAGAGCTAGAGCATCTGAGAGACATAAGAAATAACTGTAGAGAGTTTATGACTAACAATACAGATACAATCTCCAAAGACGCACAGATTGAATGGTTCTCCAATCTAACACCAACAAAGAAACCATTCTTATTTTCAGAAGATGAATTTATTATAGGATATGGTTTTATTAATATTGTTGATGGTGTGTCGATACTTAGCGGTGGTTTGATTGAGAAATATAGGAATAAGGGTCTTGGAAAGATTCTATTCAAAACTTTAATTGATATGTGTGATACTGATAAGGTTGATCTTGAAGTTTTGAAAAGTAATCACAGAGCATATAAAACATACAATAAACTTGGATTTGTTACTTATTCAGAAGATAATGAAAAATATTCCATGAGGCTTGTTAGATGAAAAAAGATTTAAGTATTATAACTGTAAATTACAACCACCGAAGTTTAATAGACTTCCAAAGAGATTTGTACAGGAACTCAAATGTGGATGTGTTTGTGGTTGAAAATAGTAATGACGAATCACAGGTTTGTGATTTCAATATAAGAAATCCTAATAGGTATTCTTTTGACGGAGAGAGTCATGGAAGCTCTATTGATTTGGGTGTTAAAAATACTGAATCAGAATACGTCATTATAATGGATTCAGATTTTATTTTATTTGATGTTAAACTAATACCTACTATGATAGAGTACATGAAAGAGCATCAGATTGAAGCATTTGGGACTCCATATGGTGACGGTGAGAGTAACAATAGATTTATAGCAAGCAGTCCAGAAACATTTGTAAATATACCTTGTATATATTTCCTAATAGTTAAAAGAACTCTACTGGAAGATGTATCATTCATGATAGGTCATGATGAATGTTATAGCAATATGCAGAAATATGGATGTTATGTTGAAGTTGGGTTTCAGTTAAGAAAGAAATGTTTTGAAAATAAAATAAAAACTGAATCATTTCAGATGTATCAACACTCGCCAGGTTATGGTAAATGTTTCTATAAATGGAATGGTGATGATGTTGGGTATCATCACTTTGGTGGATGCCATACAAACAAATATGAAGTATTGAATACTCTGGTAGAATTAAGGGGAAGATATAATGATAAGAATGTTTAAAGTTCGGATGTCCAAGAAGGCATCTAAAGACGTTAAGAAAGTCCTAGATAGTGGATTTATTGGACAAGGCCCTAAAGTTGAAGAATTTGAAGACCTTCTACAAAAAGAATTAAAAAGTTCGATTAGACCAGTCACAGTTAATTCATGCACAAACGCAATTCAACTGGCGCTCCATCTGATTGGTGTTAGACCAGATGATGAAGTTATTTCAACACCTCAGACTTGTTTTGCTTCTCAGATCGGCATCCTTCAAAATAGAGCAGCTATTAAATGGGCGGATATTGATCCAGCATCAGGTCTCATTGATCCAGTTAGCGTTGAAAAGTTAATAACTGATAAAACAAAAGCTATCGTCGCTGTTAACTGGGCCGGAAAGTTTGCAGACTATGAAAAGCTGAAGTCATTTGGAATACCTGTGATTGAAGATGCCGCACACACATGGGATGTGTATGAGCATGAAAAGGCACGCGGTGACTATATTTGTTACAGTCTTCAAGCAATCAAGTTCTTAACTGCTTCTGATGGTGGAGTATTGATAACTCCTAAAGAACAAGAACATAGAGCAAGACTGCTTAGGTGGTTCGGTCTAGACAGAACTAAAGGTCAATCATTTAGATGTGCACAGAACATTGAAGAAGCTGGCTTTAAGTACCATATGAATGATGTATGTGCTGCTATAGGCATTGCAAATATTCCAGAAGCTAGAGACTCTGTATTTACCAATAGACGGATTGCTCAGAGATATTGTAATGCGTTCAAGAATCTGAAGAATGTTAAGGTTTTACCATTTGACAACACTTCATCGTATTGGTTGTATTCTATGATAGTGGAAAATACAACCGCTTCTAAGTTTACAGAATATATGACTTCTAAAGGAATAGAAGTTAGTCCAGTCCATTACAGAAATGATCTATATTCATGTGTTTCTGATTACAAAATTGGAGATCTGCATGGAGTTGATACCTTTACTGAAAAGCAGATAAACATTCCAATCGGATGGTGGTTGACACGAAAGGAAATAGCTGAAATAATAAAGTGTGTCACGGACTTTGATTCATTATGAAACCAGGAATAGACATCGAAATCATAAATGAAATGGCTATCATAAGAGTAGATTGTAAGACTCTTCCACCACTTAAGGCAGAAGAACATTGCAAGAGAACAGCCAAACTGTTTCCGAAAAGAGTTAGATCAATGCTGGGTGTTAGACACTGTTTGTTTATTCCATATTCATCTATTTGAATATGAAAGGTTGATTGAGAATATCAACCTTTGTCACTTTTGTGGTGCGAGTCATGACCCTTCTACAAGTGTTAGTAACCAGTCCAAGAGCCGCTGGAACGCTCTTCAACCATAGTTCATGTCTCAACATATCACAGATAAAGAAGGCGTCTACAAGGTCACTCGTAGGCGAAATCCCATCTTTATTTCTTTGTCCTGCGTTCTTACCTTTAACATGAACTTTGATTTGTGGTAGATAAGAAAAATCTTCTTTGTAACTCAGAGCCTGGTATGCATCAAACATATCAGGCTTTTTTGCATTCCCTTTTCCAGTTGCGTAAAGCTTAACCGACCCAGGATCATAAGCACGAATCTTCTTTCCATCGTCAAAGAGTCTTGACTTTATATTACCACATACTTCTGCTAACATGGTTATCTTACCCTTCGCAGAGAATGCATAATCCTCAAGAGCCACATAGTCTGCATCTTTAAGAAAATCCATAATCTTAGGAAGCATGAAACTTTGTCTGTGGTAGTATGTAGTGAACTGACCATCTTTATAAGTAACCACATCTTTCCAAGCACTCTTTGAAGTCTGAGCAATTTCACAAAAGCCAAGCTTCTCTATTTTAACAATGTTGAACTGAGAATCCAATTCAAACTTTATACACCCTGTGGATGTTGGACTTACGTCAAGGCCAGCTATTTTCATGGAAGTATTTAGCACGCCACTAATCTTTAATAAATACTCTTATGAACATAAATCTTACCAACTATCTGTTAGAATCTGAACCAGTTCTAAACCCAGCTGCTGTAAAAGCTTTTGATTATCTAAAGACCATTAAGCTTGATAAGGCTCCAGTACATAAATCATGGACACTACATGATGGTTACTCAGTAGCTTTCAAATCAACACAGGTGGCCACAATTGATGTTAAGGTGATGCATACTGGCAAAGTTGAGATTACACAGAATGGTAAGATCATTGAATCTTTTGACTTCACATCCTTTGCGGAAATCAAGAACGGATTGAAGAAAGTCTTTAGAGTAACTGAACCAAAAGAAGAAGTTACTGAAGAGAAGAAAGAACGGTCTTCCAACAAACAAGTTTATGTTAACAAGGTATATAACTTAGCTCCAACAAGAGAACTTTGGCTCGGTGTAAGACAAGCTGTAAAAGCTTTGAAGACACCTACACGGTCGTTTGAAGATTGCGTTCAGTATGTTTTAGAAAAGGTTAGGAATCAAGTTGAGAAGAATATTCCTAAAGAATATAAAGTTAAGAGTCCTGTAATGGAACTTGAATTTATATCCAAACCAAAAATCATAGTTAGTGGAAAGTTGACTCTTGAAATTGAAATGGCTCAGATATTGCCATTTGAAGAGTACCTTAGCAAGATTGGATTTAGAATAAAGAAATAAAAAAAGGGACTAAAAAGTCCCTTTTTTTATTTAATTCCTTTTAGGATTAAAGTTCGTCAAAGTCCACGTCAGCTTTTTCTTTCTTAGGCTTAACAGTTGCTTCTTCATCTTCAGTCTCTTCTTCTTCGCCAAGGGCTTTCTTAAGATCGGCAACAAGCTTCTCTAGCTTCTCGTCTTCGGTCTTCTCAGCGTGCTTACCAATTTTGGCAACAAGCTTTAGAGCCTTCTCAACATCAACTGCATCCTCTTCTTCAGTCTCAACCTCAGTTTCAACTTCGGCAGTTTTCTCAGCTTCAAGAATCGCATCGTAGCTTTCTTCAAGCAACCATGTGGCGCGTCTGGATTGTTCTCTCATAGTAATCTCCTGATTAATAAAAGTATTTAGTTTTTAACTAATTTCTTAAACTCCGATCTAATATCAGACACGATATCTGTTTCCATACCTACGAAATAGAAACGAATGCTGTCATACTCTACAGCATAAACGCAACCCTTATGAGTTGCGTGTAATAATCCTAAAAGGTATCCGACTTCCAATAAATCCTCATGATTGGATTCACTGTCATTTTGATAACACAAACTTTCAAATGTGACAGACAAGTCTACAAGAATATCTCTGATTACAGTTTTCTTATATCTACCAATACAACACTCTATAAACTCGGATATAGCATCGCTATCCTTATAACGGAAATATGCGTTCTTATCAAACTGAAGATTTGTAAGGGTGTCTATATTCTTCTGAACCAAATAATTCTTAAACTTCGTCATACTACTCCAAAACAAAAAAAGAAGGCTTTTACACCTTCAATATTACAACTCATAATGATTACTTAAAAATACCGGTAGCTTGCTTAGGAGCATAATCTCCTCTTGAATGTAAGCGCGCCTGTGATTCATTAACTGGTCCACGCTCAACAATACGATCATTCTTATTTACAATATACCAACCAGCTGGGAAGTTTTCAGTAAATGTTTGACCTGCGAAATCTCTACTGACAATATGCTTGGAGTTCTTCAACCTAATGATATCAGTATCTTTAGGATCAAGCTTCTTCTCAACAGCTTTATCATAAACCATATAAGCTCGGACTACAGGTCCAATCTCAATGTTACCCGTGGCAGTGTTGATAGCATACCAACCATCAGGAAGATTTCCAGCCTTCTGCATCTCTTTGAACAATCTACCTTTAGGTATGCTCAAAGTTTCTGGCTTTAATTCGGTCAAGAAAGAATTGCTCATTTCATACAGATATTCATTATCAAACATACGTTACCTCTTCACTTATTTAGAAATGTTAAATATCTCTGCTTTTTAACTCTATCTACTGGAGCTAATGTAGAAACTAAATTAAACCGATTGAAAGTAAACAATCTCTTATACAGATAATTCATAATGGATCTATCTGATTGTCTTAACATAAATCTTTTCTTGGTGTATAACTTTCTTGCGGAGAATATAGTTGAACCTAATTCTATAAGAGACTTAACAACACCTGGTCCGATGTTACCTTTTGCAAAAGAGAAAAGAACTTTTTCCAAAGATTTAAATATTGAAAGAACCAACATGTTGACTTCTTCAATATTGTTCTGATAGTCAACTTCTTGTGAGTTGACTATATTTTTTTCTTTTGTATTAACTATCTCTTCAGCTTTCTCTTCTTCTGAGTCCTGCAGCTTCTCTGCAGCACGATCAGTTTTCATTTGGTTTAGAAGCTCAAGAATTGGCTCATCTTCGTCGCCAGTAAGTTTATCAATTAACATAACACCTCTTTGGTAGTATTTATCGAGCAAGAAAGATTGGTTGATGACGCAAAATTAAAATGATATAATAAAGTATAAAGAAGGGAACAAATGTCAAACCTAAAAAATATTATAGAAAGTGATGTAAAGGAAAAGATCGTAGTCATTGATGGACACAATCTTATCTTTAGAACTCTGTTCATCTCAGAGAAACATAACGACCAATTTGGAATCGAAGGAGACCAGACTTATTCTTATTGGAAGTATATCTTCCTGAAGACTATTGTAAACACTATCTCCACATTCAATCCAACAAAACTTATCATCTGTATGGATGAGAAGAATACTTGGAGAAAGGATGTATATCCAGAATACAAGGCGCAAAGAAAAGCTGCTAGAGATAACTCAAAGATTGATTTCAAAGTATTCTTTCCTATCATGGACGCATACTATACTGATATGATGGAAATCATAACTAACATTATGTACCTTAAGGTAGATAGATGTGAAGGTGATGATATTATGGCGGTCATTTCAAGAAGCTATCCTGACGCCAATATTGAACTCATTTCTACTGATAAGGATTTAAACCAGCTTCTTAAAAGAAAGAATGTTAAGCAGTATGATCCGGTCAAGAGAGCTTATACCAACTCTCTAAATCCTGTGGTTGATCTTGAAATGAAAATCATTACTGGTGATAAGGGTGATAACATTCCTGCTATTAAACCCAAATGTGGTCCAGCTACGGCAGCTAAAATTCTTACTGAAAATCTTCTTCCTACACTTCTAAAAGATAAAGATATTTCAGATGCGTACGATAGAAATCGGATACTTATAGACCTAGATTGTATCCCAAAAACCATTGTGGATGATATAACGAACCATCTAAATAGTTACACACTAAAAAGTTATGACGGAAAAAAGTTCTTCAATTTTGCAATCAAACACAGATTGGCTTCCATGATTGAGAACATTCAAGAGATTAACAGTGTACTATCAACATTGGACGATTATGTCGGAACCGGAAAGTCAGAACAATAGGAAATATATCTCAGGAGCTTATACTCCTAAGAATCCTGAAAAGTATAAAGGAAAAGGTTTACCATATTATAAGTCTTCCTATGAATGGAGAGTTATGTATTGGTGTGATCTTAACACAAATGTTATTGAATGGTCATACGAACCTTTTCCAATAGAATATACTTTTCAGGTCCCTTCTGATTCGCCGCAATGGATGAAAAACTTGGTTGATTATAGAACCCACAAATACTATGTTGACTTCTATGCAAAGGTTCTTGATAATAATGGTAAAGCACAAAACTTTATGTTGGAAATAAAACCAGCAAATCAAACAGTTGCACCAAAAGAACCTAAAAGAAAGACCAAGAAATCTCTCGAAAAGTTTATGACCGAGATGAAAGAATATATAAAGAACTGTAATAAATGGAATGCCGCAGATACCTTCTTCAATAAAAGAGGCTATAAGTTCCAAGTTCTTACTGAACAAGATTTGTTTACTTAATGGAGAAAAATATGTATAGTAGAGAAGAGGCTGTTGCCGCAAGCCTAGTTTATTTCGACGGCGATAATTTGGCCGCAAATGTGTTTGTTGATAAGTATGCTCTGAAAGATAATGACGGAAATATTCTGGAAGATACTCCAGATAAGATGCATGATAGACTTGCCAAAGAGTTCGCAAGGATTGAACAAAAGTATCCAAATCCTCTCTCCGAAGCAGAGATACTTCATTCAATTAAAAATTTCAAGTATATTGTTCCACAAGGCTCTCCGATGGAAGGCATTGGAAACAACCATAGAGTTACTAGCTTATCTAATTGCTATGTTATTCCTTCGCCAGAAGATTCTTACGGTGGTATATTTAAAGCGGACCAGCAAGAAGCTCAGTTGATGAAGAGACGCGGTGGTGTTGGAATGGATATTTCAAACATTCGTCCTAAGGGAATGTCTACCAATAATGCAGCAAAGACTACAGACGGTATAGCAGTGTTTATGGATAGGTTCTCAAACACTTGTCGTGAAGTCGCACAGAACGGTAGACGCGGCGCCTTGATGTTAACTATTGATTGCCGACACCCAGAAGTGGAAACATTCATCAATATTAAACGAGATAAGACCAGAGTAACTGGAGCCAATATCTCAGTTAAGATGAGTGATGACTTTATGGAAGCTGTTAAGAACGATACAACATATCAACAGAAGTGGCCAATCAATTCTCCAAACCCTTCTATTGTTAGAGATGTCAACGCAAGAGAAATTTGGGAACAGATAATTGATGCAGCATGGACATCTGCCGAACCAGGAATATTGTTTTGGGATAACGCAATAAAGAATACTCCATCCGATATCTACACAGAAGAAGGATTCGGTAGTGTGTCAACTAATCCCTGCGGTGAAATTATTCTCAGTCCTTCGGACAGCTGTCGCCTCATATCACTCAACCTTCTATCGTTCGTGATGAACCCATTCACTGAAAAGGCACAATTTGATTATATCGGATTCAAGTCTTATGTCAAAATGGCTCAGCGTTTGATGGATGATATGATTGATCTTGAGTTGGAAAAATTAGATGCCATTCTTAATAAAATTGATGCTGATAATGAACCAGAATCCGTTAAGAGAGAAGAGAAAGAGTTGTGGATCTCAATCAGAGAAGCTTGTCTAAATGGACGTAGAACTGGATTGGGAATCACTGCACTTGGTGATACTATAGCTGCACTTGGAATCATATACGGATCTGCTGAGTCAATAGAGACTACTGAGAGCATCTACAAGACCTTGGCTCTTGGTGCACATGAATCATCTATCGACATGGCAGAAGAGCGTGGATCGTTTCCAGTCTTTAATTACGACAAAGAAAAGTCCCATGAGTATCTTTCAAGAGTCATCTGTGAACTTGGACCAGAATATGTTTTGAAGTGGAGGAAGTTCGGTCGTAGAAATATCGCACTGACCACAACAGCTCCTACAGGAACTGTTTCCTTAATGACACAAACAACCTCTGGAATTGAGCCATGTTTCCAGCCGGTCTATAAGCGCCGTAAGAAAATTCTTTCTGGCAGCACTGATAGAGTGGATCATATTGATGTGAACGGCGATAAGTGGACTGAGTTTGAAGTTTGTCATCATCAGTTCTCCGAGTGGAGAAAGATTTCAGGTAAGACTAATGTTGAAGATTCTCCATACTACAAGGCAACTGCTAATGATGTTGATTGGTCTGCAAGCGTTGAGCTACAAGCTGTCGCACAAAAGTGGATTGACCATAGCATAAGCAAGACTTGTTTCACTGAAGATACTCTTATTGAAACTGACAACGGATTAATATATTTTGATGAGCTGAATCCGGATAAGCTACCGGATGTCAAAACACATACTGGTAACTATAAAGAGCTGACCAATGTTATTGACAATGGTGTTAAAGATGTTTATTTGGTAACTTTTGACAATGGCGCAGAGCTAAAGATCACAAATGACCACAAATTGTATGTTAGAACCGATAGTGGTGAAATGACTTGGAAAGAATTGAAAGACATACTCAACACTGATGTAGTTATTACAAATTAATTGACCACGCTATTTCTAAATATTAGAAATGGAGTGACATATATGTTAAAATGTAATTTGTGTGGTAAAGAATACTTACAGGTTGGTCATAAAAACAAAAAGACCAACCTGTACGGTTATTGTTCTATTGAATGTTATAGAAATAGTTCTGATTATATTAATGAGCGAACAAAGTTCTTAACGTCCATATTGAAAAAT